ACAAGTTACATGTCCTCATAAACCTGGTTTGTGATAATTTGTAAAGGAGTGCTCCTTAATACGAATATCATAAAAATAGTCTTTAACAAGACTATCTAGAAATAGCAGGTTTTAAGTAACGGTACAAAAGACAGCAGTATGCGATCTGAAATAGAAACAGATTTAGAATTATTAAATAATAAATGTAGATGTATTAGGTGTCGTGAATGTCAAAACAAATTGAATAAAAAGAATTTATCGGAACCTAAATTACGTATTTTACCGTTTGAATCAAGTGGAGGTATTGAAATATTTTTATCATATGAATCCAATGAATCACATGATAAAAATTACAAAAACAGTACTATTCATAGTTTTTTGAGGTTGAGATTATCAAAAGACAGTGGTAAGAATTATTTAACTGGTGAAACAATTTTTCCAGAACTATTAGACACAGCATTAATTAGAGAAGTACATACATATGGACAAGTTAAAAATCATCAGAATGACAAAAATAATGAGAACAATGATTTAACTAGTCAACATAAAGGATATGGGAAAAAACTTATATGTGTTGCAGAACAACTGGCATATTTGTTTGGATATAAACGGATTGGTGTAATTGCTGGTGTAGGGGTACGTCAATATTATCGTAATTTAGGTTACAATGATGATGGAATTGGATGTTATCAAATTAAAACATTAAATGATATCAATATAAAATTACAGTATAATGATATTATTGAATTGATACCATATGGATTAAATAAAAGTAAATATTTAGATACAATTAAGATACAAATCTTATTTTGTTCAATTGTGATGTTGTTAATTGCATTTTGTATTTATTATTTAAAGTGAGTTCATGATAGATGTAAATTTGAGTTCATCGTTATTTAAATCAACAGATGATAAATTATTATCATTTTTGATGATTAATATTTTTTTATTATCACTTAATTTGTATAGTTCATCGTGAAAAAGTTTAATTTTTGTTTCAAACATATTATCATTCAAAGTGCATTTTTCATTATAACACTTATCAACGAGCCATTTTTTAGGATAAATATATGAATAAGTTACGACGTCAATATTTGTATATTTATTTTGATTTAGATTTTTGATATATAAATAATTTTTTTTGGTATCATTAAATAGCCAATTGTAATTTACAATAGAGATGATTAATAAAATAAACAATAATACGATAATTATATCATACATCATATATATAATTTTATTAACATTTTTAAAAATATAAACAAAATTAAATTGGCATTAATTAAAATATATTGATATATTAATTAATGTTGTTTGGCGACGAATTAAATAGTATATTAAAAGATTTTTATATTAATAATAAATCGATTGTTCATAATAGTCTTGCAGGTTCTTTGGTCAATTTTACGGTGGAATCAATTATAATTAAACGTTTAATGGCAAAATTATTTATAAATATAACTGATCCGGCAGAACTCAAAAGGAATATATATAAATTAATAGGAGCATGGATTGCAAATCAAGGATCATATGCGATTGCGGATAAGTTACATTCTAAATTAGAACCTGCATTAACGAAATATTTAACAGATGTTATAATAAATGCAATATTTATAAAATACCAGAATACAAATATGGGAATAAATACAGGTATTATTTTTTCAAAAATTGCGGTGATAAGGTGGAATATTGAAACACTTATAAATAGTTTAATATTAGTATTAATTCCCAGAATTATAACCATATATATTACAATATTTAATTTTTATATGGTAAATAAAAAAATAGGTTTATGTGCACTTTTAGTTGTTAGTATACAATTATTTATAGTATTCAGTAATTTTGAAAAATGTATAAATGTGGCTCATGAAGAATTAGACACAAAAGATGAAATAATGGATATAATAGAAGATAAATTTAATAATATACATACAATTACATCAGTATTAAATGGCATAAAAACGGAATCAAAAAAGTGTAGTGAGAAATCATCTGAATTTATGAACAAAAGGATTGCAGTATTAGATTGTGTATTAGATAGACAAATATCTGGTTACAGTACAAATACAATTGTTTTTATAATAATATTATTTTATTCATATAAATTGTATGAGATAAAGGAAATAAACATAGAGCAATTTATAACAATATTAACAACTTTAGAGGGATTATTTACCCATGTGTATGAAATAACATATATATTTCCGGATATAACTACGAAAATAGGTGTATTAAATAGCAATAAAAAATTTATGTCAGAATTATTTTCACATAAAATGAAAGATGGGGAAGACATTAAATTAGGTGTTGGAAAACTTAAATTTCGGGATGTTTCATTTAGTTATGGACTAAATTTAATATTCAATAAATTAAATTTAGATATTGATAATGGAATTACAACAATTTATGGTAAATCTGGATCAGGGAAATCTACATTAATTAAATTAATATGTGATATTTTGAAACCAAATGATGGTCAAATTACAATTGATGATATAGATATTAATAAATTATCATTAGATTGTATAAATAAAAATATAATATATATATCACAAAATACGGCAACATTATTTAATACAACAATATATGAAAATATTATATATGGATTACAAATAAATGATAACTCGACAAAATCGAATATAATGAAATTAATAAAAAAATATAATTTATTTAGTATTTTTGAAAATATAAATAAAGAAATTGCAATTAAACAAAATACTATAAACGATACATCAGATAATTACAATTTTTTTGATTATATTGTTGGTAAAAAAGGGGAACTACTTTCGGGAGGACAAAAACAAATTGTACATATTATAAGATCAGTTTTAAATAATTTAGCAACTGTTTTTATTTATGATGAACCAACAAGTGCATTAGATAATAATGTTAAAAATAATGTAATTAGTATGATAAAGAATGAGTTAAAAAACAAGACGATAATAATAGTTACCCATGATAATAGCATAAGACAATATAGTAATAAAATAATTGATTTTGACACATTAAAAAAATAGAAATAAAATAAAATAATTCAATGATTAAATAAAAAAAAAATTATATTGATAATTATAATGACAATTATTACAAATAATTATAATGATATAAATAATTTAATTAGAATGATTTATGATTTCTATTATAATGAAAATAAAACATTATGTTATAGTGTCAAACCAGTTATATTAAGTGATGTTGAAGATCATAAATCAATTAAAAGAATTTATAATAAAAATCAATCTTATCAATTTATAAATAATTTTTTGAATGATCGTATTGTATTTGTTAAAAAGGTATTAACAATATTTGGTAATAAATATGTGTTTAAAAAAATGAATGATCCATATTCTGTAAATTTATCGATGTATATATATAATGATACAGATGAACAAAATAATTTATCGAATCCACAAAATATAAATAAAGTTTTTTTGAAATTATTTTCTGATTTTGTGTCTTATGGTCAAACAAAACATATTATGTTACAGGTATTAAATGTTGATGTTTCATTATTAGACATTGAAGATTTTTTTGTAAATTCGGGAATACTAGAATTAAAACAATTTACGGAGTCAAATAGCAATATAAATAAGGTTGTTTCCATAGGGATAACTGAACATTTTTTCAAATTATTATATTTAAATGATTTTTTATCAGTTGATACATGTAATAAATGGACAGATGAACATTATAAAGCATTAATATTTCAAGTATTACATACATTATCTTTGATACAAAATAAATATCCAAATTTTAGACACAATGGATTGAATATCAAAAATATGGAAGGATATGGAAAAACAATTAATAAATCAATGGATAAATATTCATTTAATGGTATTAATTACGAAATTCCAAATATAGGTTTTGTTTATAAAATGAATAATTTTGAATCTTCAACTATAACTGATATTATTATTAATGATCAATTAGATGATTATATGAGAAAAATTGATAAATTATACGATATTAAACATTTTATGATATCTTTGAAAAAACATTTAAATTCGTTAGGAATAAATATACCAACTATAACAAAAGATTTTTTAGATAATACGATAGAATATGAAACAACAAGTGCATTATTATTAGATAATTATTTTGATAGTTTAAGATCAATACAAAAAATAAATAGTCAAAAAGACAATAAGAAAAATGAAATATTGGGTATAAATAAAAATAATAAACGAGATATTATAGAAAATAAAAAATCTAATGCTAATTTATCACAAGACATGCCAAGTCAAAGTTTCCTTTTTCGAGGTACACGCAATGTAAATAATCAAAATGATGTACATGATACATTCAGTCAACAAAATAAAGTTAGTAAAAGTAGTAAAAGCAGTAAAAGCAAACAAAATTCAGTTCTTACTGGAACTAGAAAAATTAATACTGAAAAAATAATAAATGTACATTCCGAATCGTCTAGTTCGTCAGAATTAGATTCTGATGAGATTGAATCTATATTAGGAATTGGGAAAAAATCATCACAATTTGAAAATATACAGTCAAAAGAACTAAATGGACAAAACATACAAAAAAAAAGTAAAATTGCAAGTGCATTAAAATCAACTAATGCGGAACTAATAGAAAGTAGTCGTCAATATCCAAACAATATGATTGATAACAGTATGAATATAAATGGAAGACTAAAACAAAATCAAGATGAGTTTGTAGTTGATTTACAAAATCGCAATATGAATAATATAATGCCACATATGAATATGATGTCACAATTAAATATGCCAATAAATGGATTATCACAGCCAATTGATCAATTAGGATTGTCGCAATTTGCACCAACACAAATATCAACAAGTAATTTAATTCCAAATATGTCACAATTAAGTATACAACAAATGGGAATGCCACAATTAGGACAACAAATGGGAATGCCACAATTAGGACAACAAATGGGAATGCCACAATTAGGACAACAAATGGGAATGCCACAAATAGGACAACAAATGGGAATGCCACAAATGGGAATGCCACAATTAGGACAACAAATGGGAATACCACAATTAGGACAACAAATGGGAATGCCACAAATGGGAATGCCACAAATGGGAATGCCACAAATGGGAATGCCACAATTAGGACAACAAATGGGAATACCACAAATGGATGGGACAAATGCAAATCAACAAATGTATGAAGAATGGTTAAAATCAAATACAGTTAATGGATTATCGCAATTTGGAGGTAATGATGATGAATTGATAGATACCGAAAATTTTTTTTTTCATCAAAAAATAAACAGACCATGAATAAAAATAATTTAAATAATCAAAAAGGAGGTTTGAATATAGTACCAAAACAAATCCCAATGTTTAAGGATGGTAAAGCAACAAATCCATTTATGTCAAATGACCAACAAGCAGTAAATAAAGCGTTTGCAACAGAAAAGAATGTAAGACAAATGCAACAACAGCAACAACAGGTTCCAACATTATTGGAGCTTAAGATAAATGATCAAATAATTCAATATCCGGATCCAAAAAAGCCACAGGCAAGTATGGATCCAGTAAAATTATATGAAAAACAGGGTATATATCCAAGTCCATATGTTCCAATACCAAATCCATTTTATCCAACCGGAGTAAATCCATATTTTCCGTATTCTTATCAAATGGGTCAAATGCCATTAATAAAAAAGTATAATATTACGATATCAAATGAAAATGGTGATTTAACTAAATTGCATGATTTATATGAAGATGTTCTACCACAAAAAAATGGAATAGTACAAAAAACATTAACAACAATTGCAGAGAGAACAATAATTTATCAATATTTGCGGTCAATATTTGTTAGACATAATGATGGTGAGGATATATCATTTAATCAATCAACAAATTCAAATACATATAAACCAGAGTTAGTTAGTTTACTAAGTCATATTAAAATAATGGAATTTAATCCGTATCATTTTAGTCGAATTACAAATAATCCATATAGTACAATTCCTGATAGTTTTGTAATGTTTAGATCTTGTTATCCAATACGTCTTGGCACAAATGGATCAGTACAATGTGCATTAGATAATATTAATTTAAACATAAGAATATATCAATTACGTGTGATGGATGTTTTAGCAAATAAAGTTGGTTATTTTATGAGAAAATTAGATTGTGACACATGGAGAGAAATAGCATATTATGAATTTATTAGAGAAAAAATAATTAAATCAAAAGTATGTCCAAATTTCATAATGGTTTATTCATGGTATATGACATACAAAAGTGGAGTAGATTTTATGAAATTAAAACAGTTAAAGAAAGATAGAACGATATTAAATACAAAAGCAATTGAGGACAATACTGATATTTTAATACAAAAACTAAAGGACGACATTGTTAAATATATTATGGATACAACTGATAAAATGATTGACAATGGATTAAGTGTATTTAGTACTAAAGTTGATACTAAAACACCAGTTTTAAATTTTGGTTTAGATTTCAAGGTAAATGAATTAAATAAAATAAATGTACAATATCCAACAAATCGTTGTATAGTTATGATAACTGAAGGTCCAACACAAAATTTATTTGATTGGGCAACTCGATCATATTCTTTGACAGCATCATCAATGCCCATAAAAAAGATGACACAAACAGGATTTCATGATATTAAAGTATGGCAGAGTGTAATTTTTCAGATGTTAGTTGGTATGTATGTAATGAAAATTAATAAGATTGCATTTAATGGTTTTTCAATAGAAAACAATATTTATATCAAGGATTTGAATCAGGATGACAATGTTGTAGGATATTGGAAGTATAAAATAAATGGAATAGAATTTTATGTACCTAATTATGGTTATTTGGTGGTAATAGATTCAAAATATCATGAAGTACAGGATGGAATAGAAAATGTTGATTTGTCGAACAAAAAGAAAAATGATTATATGTATAAAATATATGCAAGTATGTTTAATGATGTAGATGGAACAAATAATATGGATAATAAAATTGATGAATTAAACAAAACAAATATGTTAAATGTGTTTAATGTAAATAATTTCAATGTTGGATTTAGTCAATATGGTGGAATTAAACCAGATTCAGATATATATACAATGATAAGTGAAATAAATGCAAAGATAAGTAATGATGATAGTATGACAGATATATTTATTTCGACACAAAGACATTTTTTAAATAATCGTTTAGGACAATTTGTCAAAGATATTGAAAAAGATCAAATAGTAAATACAGATAAAAATTTTATTAGAGGATCATTAATAGCTCACAAATTTAGTGGAATCGGAATTGATTCATATACATGGGGGTTATGTTTAAGACAAAATGGTGGTAATTGGGATATATTGACAGTAGATCCAGTCACAATAGCTGATCAAATAAATCCGAAATTACAAAAAATGATAAATGTACAGTCAGGAGATATATTTAAGGTATATGGGTATATTAATCAGACCTATAAACCAAATCAAAAATTAACAGAAGAAGATATATTAGAAACGTATACTATAAATGAATAAGTTAATTATATGATAATATACGTTTGTCATCTTCATCTAAAGCATCATCACCATAATATTTTTGTACCATTTCAACACCATATTTTTTTAATTTAGGTATTAATTTGACATTATTGAAATCTAATGATGGCACATCATATGCATTAATACAATTTGTTCGATTTATTGTTTTATTATCAACAAATAATGAATTCATTAGAGTCATTAAACATTTATATAAAATATTATACCATGATATAGTTGTATCTATTGGTTCGATAGAATAGATTCCATATATATTGTCATAATTTTCTGATAAAACAGGCAAAGTTTTTTTCAGTTCGTCCATTTGTTCATCATTTAGTCCAAATTCATAATCAATATTATTAATATATTTATTTTGTTCGTACAATATATTTTTAAAAACGATTTCTGGATTGGTAAAAATGTTCATTGGAAAATTTATTGTAAATCCGCCATCTATAAACATGTATTCATCTAATTCATTATTATAATTTTTATTTATTTTACATCTTTTTATTTTATGTGATGTAATTATAGGAATTGCTGCAACAGTAGCTAATATACAATCTTTTATTGTTACATTTGGTGTATTTATGCTTGAAAATATTTGCGGATAACCTAATGAAAGATTTGTTGAAATCACAAAAAATGTTCTTTTTTTTCCATCTTTGTTTCTATTATCAATAAATTTCATAAAATCTTCAATTGTCATATCCAGTATTTTTTCTAGATTAAAATCATATCTATTTTTAAATAAACCTTGCTCATTTTTTTCTATAAAATACTTCAAAGATTTCAAAAAGATTGTTGAATCCAATGAACCAAATTTATTATATAATGACCATAATTTACCATAAATTGAATCCATTAAAACATTTTTAAACAATAGATATTCCATAAAATCAATTATATCAACTATATCAACACCTAATATTAAAAATAGACATATAAAAGATCCAATACTTGCGCCTGCATAATTTGTTACATTTTTTAAAAAATTTGTTTTTTTATTTATGGTATGCAATGATTGACAAAAACTTATTCCTTTTATGCCGCCACCACAAATTACCAGTGTATCTACATTTTGAAAATATTCATTAATATTAATTATTTTATACATGTTATAGTCAAATTCGATGTTTGTCGAGTTTTTCAATTATATATATATATATATAATTGAAAAAAATTTTAAACTATATTAATTTAATTATTTATATATAAATATATATAAATAATTAAATTTATGATTGAAATAGTCTTATTTTATTTATAATTGTAAATAAAATGCCAAATAGATTGGCAATTAAAAAGAAATAATTTAACCAACATCAAAAAATATAGCTATACTATATTAATTATATTGGGGCTGGAGAATTAACAATTTAGATGCTAATTAGTTTATATTATGAATAAATTATTTAAATAAATAATTGTTAACAATTATAAATATGGAGGGGCTGGAGAATTAACAATTTAAATGTTAAACCTTCATAATTATTTGATAATATAATTTTTTTATCATGAAATAATTATGAAGGTTTAACATTTAAATTGTTAGAAAAACAAGACATTTTGAAATGTCTAAAGGTCAAAATTATTTTATGAATTGTGGCAAATTCTAAATATTGAATTACTACTTGCAACAAAAAACATCATTATTTTAACCATTAATTATCATAGATATTTGAATATTTTCTAAACAGCTTAATTTTATTTTGCCGTATCTCTAAACCTGTTATTTCTAGATAGTTTAATTTTACCTATAAATACCACATTTGGATTTTAAAACAACACATTAAGATGTAATCTTAACATGCCTTTGTGTTTCTTAAGACGATCATACGAAACCGCCTATTTATTATTTATATCAGACTTTTTATATATATATTTCTCGCTCCATTTATATCTCTATCTATACATAAATTACA